CCTCGTCCTGTCGACCGCCGGCACCGATCCGCGCGGGACAACGGTCCGGCTGCCGATCGAGCCGGCCGCCGCCGGCAAGTTCCAAGCGGACGCCTACGTCAAGGCGCTGGCGGGATATCCGGTCGTTATGGAGCGCCCGAGGGGCAGCAAGGTGGAGCGCGCCCTCGCCGTGTCGATCCAGGCGGAATACGGGCATATCTACCTCGTCAACAGCGGCCCGCCTGACGAGGTCGGCGTCGACGATTGGATACCGGAGTTCCTCGACGAGCTGACGGGCTTCCCGAAAGCGTCGCACGACGATCAGGTCGACGCGTTCGCCGACGCGTTCAATCAACTCGCGCTCGCCGGGACGATCCCGTTCGAGAGCGCCAGCGCCGGGACGCGCGATACCCTCGCCGTCGTCGAGCGTGACTCGCGCTATCAGTTTCGCGATAACAGCGCCGTCGCCGAGGGGGCCGGGTTCGGCTCCGTCCCGTCGCTCAATCAAGGGTTCCCGTTCTGATGGCACTTCCCGCGCTGTTCCGCCGCCCCCTTGAGGAGGCCGGGTTCCTCAAGCCGGCCGAACCGGAGCGCATCGCCCCCATGCGCGCCGCCACCCCCGAGGACCACGAGGCCCCGCCGACGATAGCCGGGATGGTGAGCCGTTCGGGTGATCGATCGTGGTTCCCGGCCGGCTATCTCAGCGTCCTGGCGACCAACGACGACCCGATCCTTGCCCGAGACGGCTCCGGCCTCAAGCTCTATGACGCGCTCCTCACCGACGACACCGTCATGTCGACCCTGCAACAGCGCCGCCTTGCGATCACCTCGCGCGATTGGGAAGTCACGCCCGGCGACGACAAGGACCCCCGATCCGTTAAGGCCGGCGAGGATTTCCGGGCCATGCTCAACGCGCTCGGGTTCGACCGGGTCACGGGCCTGCTGCACTATGCCGTTTTCTACGGGTACGGCGTCGGCGAGGGCCTGTACGAGATGCGCGAGCGCGACGGGCGCCTGATCGTTTGGCTATCCGATATCGTCGTCCCCGATCGGCGATGGTTCGCGTTCACCGAAACGGGCGAGCTGCGGTTCGTCGCCGCGGTCAACTCGTCGATCGAGGGCGAGGTCCTGCCGGCGAACAAGTTCATCACGCTCCGCACCGGGGGGACGCACGACTTCGCGTTCTACGGCCTCGGCCTCGCCCATTGGTGTTATTGGCCCGTATTCTTCAAGCGGTCGGCGCTCAAACATTGGGCGCTCTACCTCGAAAAGCGGGGCAACCCGACCGTCGCCGTCGAGTTTACGGAGGCGCAAAAGGACGATCAGGTCGTCAAGGATCGCCTTCTCTCCGCCGCGGTCGCGGTTGGCAAGGACAGCGCCGTATTGCTGCCCGAGGGCACGCTCGCGAACGATCGCCTCAAGATCCTCGAATCGCAGCGCAGCGGCGGCACGGTCGACTATCAACAGTTCCTCGGCGAGCAGAATGAGGCGATTATGCGCGTCGTTCTCGGGCAGCCGGGCACGTCGAAAGGCGTTTCGAGCGGCCTTAACAGCGATCAGGCCGGCGAGCATGCCGACGTCAAGGCCGAAATCGTCAAGGCGGACTCGGACCTGATTTCCGAGGGCATTTATCAGTTCGGCAAATGGCTCACGCGCTGGAATTACGGGCCGGACGTCCTGCCGCCGAACGTTTATCGCATTCTCGACGACGGCGAGGACCTGTCGAAAACGGCCAAGCGCGACGTCGACCTCGACGGGATCGGAATCCAGCGCACCGAAGACAGCGTCAAAGCGATCTACGGCGACGGATACGAGCTGAACCGCGAGACGCCCGAGGCCAAGGCCGCGCGCGAGCTGGCACTCGCCCAAGCGAAAAGCGCGCCGCCCGTCGCGGCGGGCGCGGCGGCTGACATGCAGCGCAACCGGATCGCGCAATTCGCCGCGCAGGGCGGGGAGGGCGCGTTCTCGCCCCTGTATGTCTCGCGCAAGCTGCTCAACGCGGACGAGGTGATCGCATGGGCCAAGCGGCAAGGCTTTTCCGTCACCTGCCCGGCGGAGGACCTGCATGTCACGATCCTCTACAGCAAGACGGCGGTCGATTGGTTCGCGATCGGTGGCGACTACGTTTACGGGCAGAACAGCGACGGGACATTGACGGTCGAGGGCGGCGGGCCGCGGTTCGTCGAGCGATTCGGGAAAGGTGCGCCGGACGACGCCGTCGTTCTCCGCTTCGCCTCAAGCGACCTCCGCTATCGCCACGACGGCATGATCGAGCGCGGCGCGTCGTCCGACTTCCCCGATTACAAGCCGCATATCACGATCAGCTATGACGCGGCCGACGTCGACCTCGCCAAGGTGGAGCCGTTCACCGGGCAGCTACGTTTCGGGCCGGAGATATTCGAGCCGATCAAGAGCGAGACGAGCGACGCATTCGGCGCCCTGGCGTTCACCGCGGCGGACGAGGAGGCGATCGAGCGCCTGATCGCGAAGCTCGTCGAGGAGGCCGATCCCGTGTTCGAGGCCATGGGCGAGCAGATACGCGGCGCGCTGCAAGGCGTGGAGACGGTCGAACAGGCCCGCGTGGCGATCCTCGACGCGATCGAACAGCTCCCGATTGATCGATTGGCCCGCCTCACCGGCCTCCCCATGCTGGCGGAGCGCGCCGCCGCCGCGATCGGCGCCGACGAGCTTGTCGACGCGTGATCCCGTGACGATCCGGGTCCAAGGTGGCACGGCCGGCATTCTCGCCGCGCTGGCATCCGGCCGCCTTGATCCGCTCGACGCGTATCTCCCCGAGGAACCCGACCTGCCGCCCATGTCCGGGGCGGACCGACGCGCGCTCAAGCGACGCCATCGCCGCCGGGCGAAGCGCATCGCGGCGCTTACGCCATTTTAATCATTGCGCGGGCATTGCACGCGTGCCACAAGAGCGGCGGGGCGAAAACCTTACGGTCCTATTCGTGCAAGCCCGCAAGTCGGCCTGAAAACCGGCATCGCTGGAAATGGACCCGGACCCGCCAAGCCGGCAATATGGCGGGGGAACGCCTCCCAGTGCGTGACAGCCGGAGAGACGGCACCGAACGAAGGGAAATGACATGCGCCTCCTGATCTTATCGCTTCTCGCTCTCGCCGCCCCGGCCGCCGCCGCCTCGCGCGACGTCCCGCTCTATGGCGACACGGTCAACAGCGTCGCCGCACCCGACAGCCCGGCCTCGATCGATCGCGCCATCCGCAACGTCTGCGGCACCTATCAGCCGGCCGACCTCAACGCCCGGCAGGTCGTTCTCGAATGCCGCGCCGAGACGCGCGAGCGGCTGACGTCGACGCCGGCCGCGATCCAGGTCGACGCCGCGCCCGGCCGCCGCGCCGTCGTCGATCGCCCGATCATGCGGCAGCGCAAGCCGGCGGTCGCGCCGCTGGCGAAGTGGGACGATATCATGCCGTGCGAAATCACGTTCCCTTGCGTGACGGCCATTTCCGGCGGCTGATCGCCTCCGACCTGCCGAACGCTGGCGGCCCGTCCCTTGACATAGGGGCGGGCCGTTTGCATTGGGGCGCAGCGGATGACGTCTGTAGGGTTCCCTGCGGGAGGCGTCACGGGGAGGGGTATGGACGCCCCTCCCCGACCCACAACCGAATACGGACGGAAAGAGCCGGCACGCACTTGCCAGCTCTCACCGTTTGAGCAGCCGAACGGGGGGCCTGTCGCGGTAGGCGGCGGCGTTGAACGGCCCCCCGACCATGCGGTAAGGCTCCCCCCAGGATGCCGGACGGCGGTTGCAAACGCCCCGGCTGAACGGACAGGCGAGGGGAGGGGAAGCGGGGTTCGCGCAGCCCCGTTGCGGCGGATCATGCCCGTCCCTGCCGCGCCAGTTTCGCCGCCGTGTAGCCGGAGCGACCCGTCGCAATGATGGCCGGGCGAGAGGCGGCCCCGCTGGCAACGGCGGGGCCGTTCGCGTATCTGGACGACATGCAGCTCACGTTCGACGCCGAGACGCCCCCGACGCGCAAGCTCCTGCCGCTGCAAATCGCCGCGCCGGATATCACGGATTGGCTTCTCGCCCGCGATCCCCGCGCCATCGGCTCCTACCGCGACCTCGGGCGGGAAGAATATGCCCGCGCGTTCACCGCGGCGCAGACGGCCGGTGCCGACGTGATCGACGACATTTATGCCGCGATCGTCGCGAACGTGGCGCAAGGCGGCTCGGCCAAGGACTTTGCCGGCCTCGTGATCCCGACGCTCAAGGCGAAGGGTTGGCTCGGCGGCGATCAGGGGGAAATCGCATCCCGTGTTGCCCTGATCTATGACACAAACCTCCGCCTCGCCCGATCCGCAGGCCGGTGGGAGAATTATCAGGCGCAAAAGCATCTGGCGCCCTACCTCCGCGCCTTCACCGTCCGCGACAACCGCGTCCGCCGCCCGCCGCACTCGCATAGCGATCATCGCGCATGGGACGGCATTATCCTGCCCGTCGACCATCCATTTTGGTCGGTCTACTGGACGCCCCTCGGGTTCCGCTGCCGTTGCAGTATCGCGCAAATGACGCGCTCGGACTTGGCCCGGTCGCGCGACGGCATCACGTCGGAGGACGAGCTACAGGACCGGATCAGGCGCCTCGGCCCGCCCGTGTTCCTGGCGCCGGCCGGGCCAATCGAAATCCAGCTCGACGCTATGGTGCGGCCGAGCAACGACAAGCCCCAGCGCATGCCCGGCCGCCCCCCGGTTGATCCGGTCAAGACGGCGACGGAAGGCGGCGACGCGTTCGACGCCATCCTCCGCGCCTCGTCGATCAAGGATATTGGCCGCCAGCTCGACCGGATCGGCTTGGGAGTGCGGCCGGAGCCTGTCGCCCCGGCCCCTGTCGCCCCGCCCGCCCCGCGCCGCACGCCGCGCCCGGCCGGCGAGAAGGCGTCCACCCGCGCTCGCCGGGACGCGCTACAGCCGCCAGCCGCCGCGCCGCGCCAGCGCAAGACGCCCGCCCCGGCCGCCCCGCCCAAGGTGGACATTGCCGCCCGCGACGCGATCGAGCGCGACTATGTCCTCGACAACGGGCGCCGGGACGGCGTTGAGCATCTCGTCGCATATGACGAGGCGACCGGGCAGACGGTCGAGCGCAAGAAAGGGACGCGGTCGTCCGTCGTGTTCTCGGATAGCCTCGTTCGCGCGTTGGCCGATCCGTCGCGATCGTTCACGCTGCATCACAACCACCCGTCGTCCTCGTCGTTTTCGGAGGCGGATATTCGCGTCCTGTCGAACGCCCCGGCCGCCCGCGCCATTTGGGCGCACGGGCACAACGGCTCCTCGTTCTACGCCGAGGCGGGAGCGAAGAAGTTCAATCCGAAAACGCTCAAGGCCGTCTCGGGCGCCCTGCAACGCGAGCTGCAAGCCGCGGTCAACCGGCTTGAGATATCGATCCCCGACGCGAGCCTCCTGCTTAACCACCTCGCATGGCTGCAAATGCAGCGGCTCGGGCAGATCACCTATCGCGCCGAGCTGGCGGGCGAGAGCGCCCAGGCGGCCGAGCGTAACGCCGACCTGCTCGCCCGCATCGTAACGGAGCTGTTCTCGTGATCATTGACCCGCCGACGCCATTCGCCAGCCTCGCCGAGTGGATCGATTTCCGCGCCGAGATGGCGCGCCTGATCGATCAGCTTCCCGGCAACGACGAGGTTCGGCAGCACCTTGAGCAGGCCGACGCGGAAATCGAGAAGCGGGAAGGTGGGGCCGGCTCCTCGGGGGGGTAGGCTGCCGGCCCCGGCGGGAAGTGGGGCAACCCGCCTCCGCGATTCGTATCACAGGATCGCGTATTCGACGATATCCGTCTCGTCGCCGATCAGCTTCCACCGGCAACCGCCCTGCCCGTCCGCCGGCCATCCTTTCGGCGACATTGGCCCCTCGTCATATCGGCCGATCCCGCCGTGTCGCATTTTGGCGAGGATGCGCTTGCCCTTGCACTCGTCCGGCAAACGGCCGGGGTTCTTGCGAAACACAGGGCCAGACGGCTTGGGCGGCGGCGGAGCGGCAGGCCTCGCCCGCGCCTTGCGCGGAGCCGGGCGAACGGCGAACAGGTCGTCGTCGTCGGGCAGGTCCGTCACGAGTTACCCCAGGCCGTGATGCGGCGGAGGTCAATAACTGCCCCCTCCTGAAACGCTTGCGCCTCAAATCGATCGCACCCGAGAAGGCGCTCGATCGCCTGAACCGACAGCGACGCGGCGATCAGCGCCCCGCGGTGATGCGCGGCAAGCTCCTCGTCGGACACGTCGAGGCGGCCAAAGTCGTCGCGCTCGCCCTTCACGCGCGCAGCTCCCATCCGTTGAAGCAACTGGACGTCACCTCCGCCGGGTCCTCTCCACTAGAAGCGAAAACGGCCTCGATATGGATCTTGCGATAGTGCGTCGGTCGCCACTCCCGCCCGGCATCAGCCGGCCGTTCAGGATGACAGGCGCACAGGGCAGCGAATGCGCTAGGCCCCATCCGAAGCGCCATCGGCTTCGGCCGCTTTCCGTGCTGAACCTTGACCTCCTCCTCGGCGATCTTCTCGTCGATATCCGTCGTGATCGTCATTCGCCTTGCTCCAAACTGTCCGGATCAACCTCGCGCACCTCAATGCCGAGCCTCGTCGCGAGCTGGTAGGCGTTCGACCCACCCCAATCGCGCAACAGCCGGTCGTGAACGCCGCGACAGTGAATAACGTCGTCACCTTGCGCCTTGTGACAGAGGAAGTGCGTCCCGCTGCCGCGGCAGCCGCGAACAATCTCTGCCGCGCGCTCGCCGGAGACGATCCGATCCCGCGACATAAGGCATTCGCCGCAGCGCCGCGCCGCGAGGAGAAGAACGGGCGCGATCATGTCGGCCGCATCGGCTTGAGCCGCTCCCGCGCCAGCGGCACCGCCTCGGGCGGCGCGAACGGGCGATCCCCCGCCCCGCTCAATCGCTTGGCCGTGTTCAGCGCCTTGCGCGCCTTGGTCGGCCGCGGCATCGCGCGGGCCGCTCGGCAGAGCGCGTCACAGCGATTGTTCCAGCGCGCATGCGGCGAGGAAGCGTCCGGCCTATGCCCCGGAACCCAAGTCGCGCTGATCGTGAGGCCGTGAACCTCGGCGAGCTTGTGGATCACGACCGTTGCTCGCGCCATCGTCGACTCCGGGCGCTTGACCTGCCGCCGCATGATCCGCTCGACGGCCGACCGGCTATCCGTTCGGACGTGGACCTCGTCGCCGGCATGCACCTCGCCGCGCCTGACGAGGCGGTGGATCGCGTTCGCGACGGCGCGCAGCTCCGCCGTTGCCGAGCAATTAGTATCGGCGCGCAGGCGGCCTGACGCCTCGAACGGATCGACCGCCCCCGGCACGATCGCCACGGTCGCCCAGGTCGCGACCCCGTCCTTGATCCCCGCATCGGTGTAAAGATCGACGATCATGCTCCGGCCTTGGGGATGCAGGAGTAACAGGGCGCGCCGAACCGCGTCTCGGCCGCCGGTTTGCCGCAGATCGGGCAGGCCGACGCGTCTCGCCCGGCGGCGTTCACCTTGGCGACTGCGGCGAGCTGGATCAATTCGGCGGCGCTGCACTCGCTCAATTCGTCCTTAAACTCGACCGTCCAACGATCTTTTGTCTCGTCGACCGGGTACACGCGCCAGCCGGCAGCCCATAGGACGGCAGCCGCTTGATCCGCCTTGGCCAACTTCGCCTTTGCAGCCGCCTTTGCAGCCGCCGCGTTGATAGCCTCGCTGAACGCACGCGACGCCGCGCGATTTCGCGCCTCCGCCTCTCGGGCCTGCTCGTGGGATTGCCGGAATGCGGCAGCCATGTCGCCCATTTCGGCCTGATATCGACGCAAAACGTCGCGCATCTCCTCGGGGGAGTATGACGACGGCGCTCTCGACGCGCGGAACAGGTCCTCGCGATATCGGGAGGCCGGCGGATCGGGGACACGGCTGCGCGCCCGTCCTGGGATATCGAACAGATCAAGGTCTAAGCCCTCGCGCTCGCAAATCGCCATCCCGCGGCCGATCGCGTTCTCGCGTTCGCCGGAATGCGTCGTCGAGCGCGCGACGGCAAAGCACCGCTCGGCCTTATCGCGGGGCGTCGTGGCGCTCAACGGATCAGCCTCGCCAGCCTCGCGAGCGACTCGTCGGACGCGAGGACCTCAAGCGAGGCGAACGCGACCGCCTCGTGATAGCGGCCCGCCTCCCGGCAGTCCTCGGCGACGACGTCGAGCGCGGCCCGCACGACCTTTGCGGCCGGGGATGCAGATGCACCACGGATCGCGGCGGCGACGTCCTCCATGTCGGAGGTGCGAGGCGCGTTCACAGGCCGAGCGCCCGGCGAATGGCCTCGACGTCGACCCGGATCGTCGCAACGATCAGCGTGCCGAACGTGAGGATCGCGGACAGGGCGACGAGCGTCACGACGCCCCGCCATCCGATAACAGCGAAGGTCAAGAGGTAGGCGACGAACATGATCGCCACCCCGTTTGCGATCCCGCGAATAGTCATCGAATCGTCTCCCGTTGAATGATGTGCGGAGTCTTGCCGGCATGATCCTTGGCGGCGCGCTCGGCCGCTGCGTCGTCCGCATACCGGACGTTGCCCCAATTGCCGGCGAGCGACAGGCCGACGCCCGGCAAGCGGCGATGTGTCGTTATGGTGAACCTCACGACACCACCCCGTCCGCGTCCGGCTCCCCAGCCGCGCGCCATGCGTCGATTGCCGTGCGGCTGGACGTGTCGACGCCAGCTCGCGCCGCCCGCGCGATCATCGCTTGCGACGGCGGCAGGAGGCGGAAGGGGTTCCGCGCCCGGTCGGCATAGAAGCCCGGCGGCCGGCTCACCGCAGCACCGTGCGATAGACCGGCTCGGCGCAATCGTTGAAATAGGCGAGCGGCTGACGCGGGCCGATGAACGCATCGATCGCGTCGATCCGCTGTTGCAGCCAACGATAATATTCGGCCGAAAGCTCGGCGCGAGATGGGCGGGGCCGGTTCATAGCGCCGCGCTCACGCTGCGGCCGGCCGTCGCCGCCCGCGCCGCTGCATACTCGGCCCGCTCAAGCGCCTCGATATCGACCGCTGCCGCGCCGAGCGCCACCGCAATGCGATCGGCGATCTTGACGAGGTCGTCCTCGCCGCAAAGCGCATATCCGGCCGCGCAGCCGGCGGCATGTCTCGCCCTGGCGCGGCACTCGTCGACGAAGCGGCTCACGCCCGCACCGCTGCCGGGGGCATGTTGCGCTCGGCGTAATAGTCGCGCCCATATCGCTGACGGAAATATCCCGCCCGGATCGCACGGCGCTTGCGGGTGAGATAGTCGAGCGCAGGCACCGTGAAGCAATTGCTCGCCATCATTGTGCGGGCGGCGCTCGAAAACAGATCGTCATAGGTCGCGAGCAAATCCAGATGAACGGCCCGGCGGGCGGCGATCTTGACGGGGTTGCGGAAGGGCATGTGCGGCACTCCGTTTGCGTTGCCCGTCCTCAATATCACGTTGCGCCAACGTTGCAAGGGCATTGCGCGGGCGTGCGACGATGATGCAGCCTTACCGCTCCGACTCGCGCGCGTTATTTCTGGCGGCATGATCGAGCGTGAAATCGAAGTGTTCCGCGTAGGCGGAGCTGCAAGCCGGCATATCAAGCCGGAGCATTTGGCCGAGGTCGCAACGTTCGACTGCTCGGCCAATCCCGTGCCGCTTTGCTTCGGCCATCCGAAGGACGACACGCCCGCCGCCGGGACGATCAGCAAGTTCCGCGCGGACGGCAATAGCCTGTTCGCCACCGTCGCCAGCATGACGGACGCGGCGATCGAGGGCGTCAAGTCCGGCGCATGGCTCAATCGCTCAATGGCGTTTTTCGACCCGACGCACGAGGCCAACCCCGAGCCGGGCAAGTGGCGCCCCCGCCATGTCGGCCTGCTCGGCGGTTCCGCGCCGGGTATTCCCGGAATGGGGACGCTCAAGAAGGCGCTCGCTTTCGCCGCTGATGGCGAGACGCTCGAAATCCTCGGCGATCCGGCCGACGCAATGATCTACGCCGCCGCCCCCGAGGAGGGGACGCCCGTTCACGTCGTTTTCACCGCGAAGGAAGCTCCGACCATGGCCTCGACCCCCACGACCCTCACCCCCGAGCAGCGCGACGCCGAGTTCACCGCGCGCGAGAATGCCGTCGC